CAAAGTGCAGAATCCTCTGGCCCAGATATATCGTGTTCATTCTTTCTCCTTATCGAACGCTATGTCGACTGTTGCCGTCTCCTCGTTCAAATCCACAATGGAATGAAACTCGATGAACGGACATTTGCTCATGTAGTCTTCAATTAATTTTCTTTTTTCTTCAGTACTCATTCTTTCTCCTTATTTTTTTCCTGCTGTTTCCAAAGGCATTTCGCGCAGTAACATATAAATGTCCATGAATCAACAATGACTCCTTTTTCCTTGTTGCAATACATGCATACTTGTTCTTTTTTACTCATGTTCTTTCTCCTTCCACTTCTCTACGATTTGTTCGTCTGTAGAATTATCAATGTAAAAAATCCAGTCGCCTATCGTTATGTAGACTGATTCGTCTGATCGTTGATCTATTTCCATTTTCTTTCTCCTATGTCTCTAAGTACAATGGTGTATATACCCCCATGTAGGATCCTGCAACATTAAAATCAAAAAACTCGCTCGCCTCGTCATAGGTCATCGCGTCCCGCTCCATCAGAATGGCCAAAATTTTCTCTGTGGTATAGACCACACGGGTTCGCTCGCCGTCCCATACGACGCCGGCAATGGCCTCATCATAGCCATCGGCGAACATCATGTCGGGTTCGTCGTCGGCGTAGAGATCTATAATGTCCTTGCGGTTCATGGGCGGTACTGTATTCTATTTTGATGGTTATCGCAACACGGAACATGGACAAAGTGTCGCATTGGCGGTTTTCCGCCATTCTTAATTTCATATAGAGTTTTCAAACGTAAATAAAAATATAAAACATAAAAATATCTCAAATATGACGTAACCACGTAACTTTAGCTTCAACCTCTTGAAATATAACAATAATACCGTTACATATAGAGTTACTTATAACAATTCAGTTACGTAACCTATATGAGGTTTTTGAATGGAAATTGATAAATTTTATATATATTTACTTTTAAAATATATATATAAAATTAAAAAGGTGTGTTATAATGAAAAAGATATGGGAAATGTAAATAAAATAACACCGAAACAAAGGGCTTTTATTCATCTATTTGTTAAGTCCAATGGTCGCATGACACCGACTGATTGTGCCAAAGAAGCGGGATATTCGGAGAAATCAGCGACAAATATTGCCTGCAACTTAAGGAGTCCGAAAATGTTTCCTTTGGTTGTTGAAGCAATTGAAAATTTGCAAAAGGAATATGCTGAAGCAAGCAAGATTGATTTTGTTAGACACGCTAGGGAATTGGCTAGATTAAGGGACACTGCTGTCACAAATGGGCAATTGGGACCTGCTGTCAATGCTGAATTTCGTCGCGGTCAGTTAGCTGGGTTTTATGTGGACAGGAAAGAGGTTGTTACAGCTTCATTGGATAATATGACCAGACCAGAACTCGAAGCGAAACTCAAGGAAATCCGCGATCATAACATCATCAACGGCGAAGCGATTGGTGTTGAGGTTAAAGAGATTGAACATAATGCTGACCATTTTCAATCCAAATTAAAAGATAAACAAGTAGAAACCAAAAAATAATAAGTTTAATAATATATCTCATCTAATCCTCACACTATAACTTGTATTGTCTAGTCTTGTTGCCGAGCTTCGGCATTGAGGACTACAATATCTCTCGAACCTGCCCATTTTCGCCAATTTGCCACACATATTGCATTTTCGTTCCACTAGAATTTCTTCTTTTGGCTTGGGCTTTGATAGATTGTAGTAATCTGGTATTTTAAAACTCATGCTTTTTCATCAATTCTTTTAGTTTGTCTTCCCACATAACCTTATATACCAAATCATCTTCAATGCTATGAATCATTTTCCAAAGATTAGATACGCGTTGCCAGAATAGTTCTTCAGTCATAATTTCCTTTCTAAAAAAAGAGGGACTTACAGATATGACTACCATGCCCTTCGATATTTCTATCTAGCATTAATGCTTAATTCTCATATAATCCCATTAAAATATAAGTCAAGAAAAAAAATAACTTGACTTTTATTTTATCTCAACTATATAGGATAATGAACTAGGGTAATCTGAAAAGTCCTATATCGCAGTAGGTGTAGTTGTAATGAATAGCGCTATTCCCCTAGTTCACTAGAAAGGATTGAAGATGAAAACATTTGAATTTTTAATTAGTGAAAGTTTTGCAACATCTTTTGATATTGAGGCAAATACAAAAGAAGAAGCAGAAGAAATATTTAGACGAAAAGGTTACGACGAAAAAGATATCAGACGAGAATGTACTGATTGGCAAATAGAAACAATTGAGGAAATAGAATGACTGAAGAAGTATATTATTACAGCAAAAGCAAAAACGAAGAAATGCCTGTATCGGAAATGTCCGATTTGTATGTTCGTCGCGCCTTTAAGAAAATGATCTTAAAAGAGAAAAAGAGATTTGACGAAAAGGAAAAAATAAAAGTGTTCATAAGGAACGCGATTAGTAACTTGGAAAGAGCATTGGAGGAAAAATGAGTAAAAATGAAATAATTCATAAAATTTATAACGAGGAAGGACTTTTAGTTGCTAATGATATGGACACTATTTTAGAACTGCTTGATCTGGCGGGTTATCATGTTGATATATCCGAAGAAGAAGCAAAAAAATTAAGAATTGAAAGTGGAGTTAGTGATGAATAGAAAAATGACAGGTAGACATAAAATATGGACGGAAGATAAATTAAATCAAGTGAAATTTTTAATGAACTACAACAGCATGAGCGAAATTGGAAAATTATTTGATACGACGAAAAATGCTGTGCTTGGCGCGTTGTACCGCGACAAGGTAAAAAACGGATATGTGCCACCGCCAGATTCCAAGTATACAGGAAGAAAGAATCTATATAGCGAAAGAAAAAGAAATTTTACTTGACTTTTAGTTTATCCCATGTTATTGGGATAATACGGCTTGGGTAGTGCCAGAGGATTGTGTTTGATGAGTATTATAATTGAAAAAGATACCAACCTCTATTACACAAAGTAATCAAGAGTTCCTAAACTACTCACTAGAAAGGATAATATGAGTTTAAAACTAATCAATCAATCGAGCAATAGAAAGACAGGCGCGATTGCGACGACATACAGGGCGGGAAGTTCCATGTATGGCAGTTGTCCCGCGACTTGCTCGTTAAATCCCGACGGCGACAATTCCGCAACAGAAATAGATCAAGACTATTTGTCAGCGTTGCGAAAAGCTGTCCCGAAAAAAGGTCAAGCGTGGACTTATTCACATTTTGATTATGCTACAATTCCGCAAAATGAAGAAAATCATACAACAATAAATTATAGTGCTGATACTGTAATCCAAGCATTAAACAGTTTTAATAGTGGGCGTGAAACGACTTACACCGCGCCGTCTACAATGACGGATAAAGTTGATAACATACAGGGTGTTAGATTTGTAAGATGTCCCGCCGAAGAAAATAAAAAAATTACTTGTCAGAATTGCGGTAGCGGTAAGCCATTATGCGCTAGGCAAAAAAGGGACTATATAATAAAGTTTACCGCGCATGGTAGCCAAAAGAAAAAAGTTGGAAAAGAAGAAAAGGGCGGTTGTTATGCGGGGACGGGTTATACTGTTTTTGCTTGGAAAGCGACAGCCAAACAAAAACAGGAAATAACCGACGCGGTAAAATTAAGTGAGTGGGTTAAAACACTTCCTTATGGTAGCATGATAAGACATCATGTCGCTGGGGATATAGGACTTGACAAATAATTTATCCTATGCTATTGGGATAATATAATTTTAAGAAAGGAAAAATTATGACTGATGATATAAGACTAAATCAAGCCAAGCGAAAAGCAATTAAAGACGCTTGGAAAGATACGATATGGAAAAGAACACCGACAGAATATGATAGTAAGCTATCTGACGCGGTGGCAAATTTCAAACAGCATGAAAAAGATGTTTGGAGTGATGTTGTAAAACCAACAGTTGAAAAGAATTTTCCGCCCGAAGATATGAAAGTATTACAACGATATTCTCGCGGTAATGATTATAATTCTTTTTCCGAATATGATTCTTGCTTCTATTTCAAACCAAGTTTTTCTGATGATAAGGAAAAGCAATTTAGGTTTGCTTATAACAAGGAGGATATGACCGCTTTACACCACGACGAATTGTTGAATTTAGGTGTTAATCCAAATATTGAAATTGAGCAAGAGGGAAAAGATAATAATCCTCATTATCACACCGCAAGTAATGAACTTGAGGAAACGATAAAAGGATTTAATAATCCGCGCTATACGACAAATGGCGGATATAATAATGCTTATAATCATAGTATTGATGAATCCGACGTTGGCAGAATGGACGGTTTTGCTCTTTTAGTACCCGCAACAGGTGGTTGTCATTCTCGTACTATGATGTGTGATAATGAATTTGATTGGAAAAAATTAAATGATTATGACATATCAAGACGCGAAATGATTTTTGCACAGCGCAATTTGGCAAAACATAAAATGACGCTTGTCAATGATATGAATATGGTTGTTGACCAAGCCAAATTTTTAAGTGAGATTAAGCCATATTGGGCGGACTTGGAACAATGTGTCAATTTTGACGATCAAAATATCGGAACTGCTGTTTCTATCGTATCGGAAGAAACAAAACAACGATTGCTTGATAGTGCCAAAATTAGACAAGCGCAACGTGATATTCTCGCGGTCATAACACCAAAAGAAAAATCGCTTGACAAATAATTAATCCCATGTAAATAGGATATTAAATTGTGGTGTCGGTATTGGTAGCCGAGTAAATGTGTACCCAACAAACAGCCACAATAAAATAAAAGAAAGGATTAAATATGACAATTCCATTATGTCAACAATGCGGAAAGAAATTATACGCGAGTTATGGTCAACGTGGTTATATGGCGGAAAGGGATAGCAGATATCACTATCACTCTTTTAAAACACAAGAAGAATATGACGCCCACGAAATACCAGAAAATGCCTTTGATATTAGACAAAGTTTACCGCGAGAATATT